TTGACCACTATGAGCTTTGGGTAGCACCTACACCTGTAGAGCCAACAGCGGCAGAAGCTGGGCGTATGTGGCGTGACATAGAGCTATCGTCTTCAGACATAGCTTCACAAACGCCTGACTGGCCGAACCGTGACAACATCCTGACGTATAGGACTGCATTGCGTAACTGGCCTGCTAGTGATGATTTCCCTGCAACTCGGCCTACTTTAGGAAGCTAACATGCTTGTGGAGATCAGTTTATTAGTAGGTGGCTTAAAGGCTCTTAATGAGGGCATTGCTGTCGTTAAAGAGTCTGGTAGCAACCTGACTGGTCTTGCTAACGTGTTTGGCACTCTTACAGAAAGTAAGGTAGCAGTTGAGAAGATTGAGGCTGCTGCAGAAGATGGTGGTCACGTTCTTACCCAGCAAGAAGCTCTTGAGTTAGCCTGGGCTAAGAACGAGATTCGCGAAAAAGAAAAAGAATTAAAGAAGGTTACGCCGCGTCAGGTTTGGCGTGACATGTTAGCCATTCAGCACAAGTCATTAATGGAGCATAAGCACAAAGCTGAGCGCGAACGGCTTGCCCGTAACCGTGCAATCACTAAGCGCAGTGAGCTGTTAAAAAATGTGGGTGGCGCGTGTCTGCTACTGATAGGTGGTGTGGCAGCATTTTATTTCATCCCGATTTTCTAGCTTTCTTTATATTAGCAATCCTAATATAATACTCTAAAGAGGTTTTAATGGCGTATTTCAAACGAGACAGGTTTGCAGGCATAGCTCCAGGCGTCTCTCCAAGGTTACTTGGCGAGCAGTTCGGGCAGGTTGCAGAAAACATAGATTTTGAGTCTGGCCGCTTGGTCTCGACGACTGCGGATTCTGATACTTTTACTCTCCAGAATACGGCTCGCCGATCGATCTACTACTACCGCGACACTAACTGGTTAGAGTGGACAGAAGATAAGGTGTCCGTGGTTCCTGGTCCGATCCCAGGCGACACGACGGACCGTCTCTATTGGACGGGGCAGGGCGCTTCAGGTAACAATTCAGACTACCCTCGTATGAGCATTTCTACTTCAATCGTAAGTGGGTCTTCTGGATATCCCCTTAACAGTTTTAAGTTGGGCGTTCCCGCTCCCGCTAATGCGCCACAGTTAGCTAAGTCCGGCACAGCTGATGCGACGGCAACTCCTAACGACGTAAGTTATGTGTACACGTTTGTTACTGCTTTCGGTGAGGAAGGACCACCCTCGTCACCTACGGGAGTAATTGAACTGACAGATACCGAGTCAGTGGCTTTGACAATGCCTACTTCAGACCAACCCTCTGGTGACTATAATTTTGGTACGGGGGCATTAAAAAGAATATACCGATCGAACACAGGTTCGACCAATACTCAGTTTCAGTTTGTTGATCAAGTCGCATACTCCGCGACGACTTATACTGATACAAAAGATGCAGCAACTCTTGGCGAAATATTACCTAGCAGTGGTTGGATTGGTCCGCCTGATGAGACTAGCCTTTATCCTGACGGTCCGCTGCAAGGTTTAATTCCGTTAGCGCAAGGCGTTATGGCGGGCTTTACAGGCAAACGCTTTTGTCTTAGCGAGCCCTTTCTCCCACACGCTTGGCCAATTAGCTATCGTATAACGACTGAAGAAGACATCGTAGCGATCGCCTCAACAGCAAATGGTGTAGCGGCGCTGACAGATGGTCAGCCATACTTTATAACGGGCACCGAACCAAGTGCCATGACCTCGGTCCGTATTGATCTGGCCCAAGCCTGTGTTAACAAGCATTCGGTAGTGGATATGGGCGACTTCGTTCTTTACGCAGGGCCAGAAGGTTTGTGCGCTATACAAAGTGCTAGCGGTCAAGTAGTCACTAAAGGTTTGATTTCTGTTAAGCAGTGGAATACTGATTTTTACCCAACGTCGATTCGCGCGTTTAGACATGAAGGAACTTATGTAGCATTTTGGACAAGCGGTGGCAGTCACGGCGGTTGGGTTTACGATCCTCGTGGTGATGAGAATGTTTTGTCTACCCTTAGCATTTCTTCTGAAGTGCGCGGTGGCTACATGAACCCGAAAGACGGTGAGCTCTACATCATTGTCGGCAATAAGATTAAGAAGTACAGGGGCAGTGCAACTAAGCGCGCGCTCAAGTTTAAGAGTAAGAAGTTCGTGACTCCCGCTCCAGTGTCTATGAGTTGGATTTCGATCCACGCAAGCGAGTATCCCGCATCTGTTAAGGTCTATGGCGACGGCACGCTTGTCGCACACTACACGTTGACGTTTGCCAATAATGTCTACACTCAAGCTACTACAGTTCCGAACGGGATCAGCAATGGGACATTACGCGAACCGTTAATGCGTATGCCAGCGGTTGTTGCCCAGGAGTGGGAAGTACAAGTCGAAGGCACGGACATTGACGACTTCTGCCTCGCGCAATCAATTGACGAGGTGCGCGGGACATGACAGTACGCCCTACAAAAATCCCAGGTATTGGCAAGGTTCCTCCTAGCCTCGATCCACAAACTCGTCAGATTATTGAGTCGATAATCGAAGCGGTTGAGATCCGTCTTGGCCGAAAGGGCGACCCGATTGACCGTGCCATAACCTTACGGGAGTTGATCGACTCAGGTCTCGCCAAGGAACTCAAAGCAGTACCATTCAACCCTAATAATTTGGGTGGTAACACTATAGGGTTTTCCCAACCTGTTCGATCAGCGACAGCGACTGCCGTAACTGGTTTTACAGCGGCTGGTGCGTACTCACAGGTTAACTTGTTCTGGGATGCTGCTTATTATGCGGGGCATAATCAGACAGAAATCTGGTCGCACACTTCTGATGTTTTGGGTGACGCAACGCTTGCAGGGGTATCTACTGGCATTAGCTTGGTAGATGCTATCGGCGGTGGAGTTACGCGTTATTACTGGGCACGACACATAAACAACTTAGGCGTGGCGGGGCCGTGGAATAGCAGCAGTGGTACATCCGCGTCGACAGCGACAGATGTTGCGCATCAGATAGCGGTCCTTTCGAATGCAATAACATCCAGCGAGCTTGCTTCATCTCTTAGCACACAGCTATCGACTTACCAAACCGCCAACCAAGTCTCGGGTACTGTGGGCACTGCGGTTGCTGGGGTAAGAGGGAAGATACCGACTTGGGTTGCATCGGGCACATATGCAGTTAACGAGGTTGTTAGAGACGCCGGTGGAAAGCTGTATGTGTGTCTTATCGCTGTAACCGCAGGCACGTCGGACACCCTACCAACTACGTTTGCAGCGCCAACAACTAACTGGAAGTTGTACGGCGACATAGCTCGCACTGAAGATAGTGCGAGTAAGATTACACAGCTGAATCTGCTTGACGGAAATTCTAGTTCCGCATCGGCGCAATCTATTCACGGCCTAAACTCGATACTCAAAGATAGCGACGGCAACGCCGTAGTTTCCTCTACAAATTTAAGCACAATGAAAACATCTGTGCTGAATGCGAATGGCACCGCGCGAGCGACAGCTGCCCAAATAGATTACCTTAGCTCAAGCTACACCAACCCAACAACAGGTGTAGCGGATAACGTCACTCTCCAGCAGGCGCTAAACACATCGGCGGGCAGTGTCAACGGTTTAAATGCTCAGTACTCTGTGAAGATTGATAACAAAGGGCATATCACGGGTTTTGGTTTAAGTAGCACGGATACAGATGCGGGCCCAACATCTGCGTTTATTGTTCGTGCTGATCGGTTCGCGGTTATTGACCCCGCTTCAACAGCAGATGGTATTGCTGCTGACGGAACTGGGACGGTTACTCCTACAGCAGCTAACGTTCCATTCTTTATTGACAGTGGTGTTACCTATATTAAAGCAGCCGCAATAAAAGACGCCTCCATTACTAACGCTAAGATAGGTTCCGTTAACGCAAACACTATTACGACTGGATTTCTCAATGCGGATCGGCTTGACGCTGGAACAATAGGCGTAAATAAACTTAATCTCGTCGGCGTGGGGGCAACAATAAACTTAGCTTCTGCCAACACGGGGGGGAGAATGCATCTACAAGGCGACAAGATTTCTGTCTACGACTCGAGTAATACTCTACGGGTACGACTAGGTAACCTCGCTTAATGACTGCGCCTACTTCTAATGGCGCAATCGTAGCAGACGAAACCGCTGCTGGTATTGTCGCTATAAATTATAATTTCTCCAACACAGGCAGCGGGGGAGTACTGCAGGTGCTGCAGTCGACCCAGATATATAGCATTTCATCAGGCTACCCCGATGCTGCCGATACAGGGTGGGTGCCAGCCGTTGATGCTTCCGGTAACGCCCCATCAGACGGTGCCCAATCCCCTACATGGTCTCATGCTGGTTTTACACAGGCTCGCGGATCAAAGCTGTATTACTACGCTCGTCGTAAAAATGGGGCCACCATTGAATTGGGCTCACCTTACCCTGTTTCAGAGATTGTGCCGTCGCGGCCACAGATTACCGGCGTCACACAGAACTCGAACTTCACAGCCGCTACCGTATCAGCTTTTATTCCAGCTGGTGACACCTTTACCACTATTTATTATTCTCAGACTACTACGGCTACGCCACCTGTGTGGCAAGCAACATCGTCTAGCCAGACTAGCCCAGCGAGTCATTGGCAAACGAGCCCGTCTTTTAGTACGACTCCGGGGGTCAATTATTACTACTGGGTTTTAGGGTGGACGCATAACAATCCGGGCGCTGATGGCGCCGCGTTAGGAGTTACTTGGGATAAGTACGCGGGTATCTTGGGCCACGGGTTAAGAGTGTGGGACGCTTCGAGCAATATTAGATTAGATACCACTGATCGGATGATCCGTCACCATAGCACTTTGTCGGGCACCATAACGCAGAACGCATCTCCGATCAGCGTGTACGTGGCGGGTATCACGAATGATGGTACTTGGGCTATGAGCAACGACGTTCCTTTGGCGGGGGATTACAGCAGCACCGATGATGTGTCCCTTACATTTGGCGCGACTAACTACGTCACTCTCACGCTACAGCACTCGAACTCAGGCAGCTTAGCTTACCGCGTTCAGGTCTTTAGGATTTAAAAATGGCGTATGGATTTACATGTATTAACGAGTCTGGGTTTTACCAGATCGACGGGACATTACCACAGCTAATGGAGGTTGCTTCAGGAACAGCTACGGTTTCTAGTTACTCAGATATGGTTAGTGGTAATGCGTCGAGGCAGCAGATTATTACGCTGTCATCTGTATTTGGGAACCGCGATATATTTATTTTTATAAAACCTACCACAGAGTCCGGCGTTAAGAACTGCGGGGTATGGAAATATAAAGTTGGTACACAGTGGCGGTTTTGGTTTTGGTCTAATAACTTCCCTACTAATGAGACGATTAAATACGCAATTTTTGTAAGCGGCTCGACCAGCGCGGCAAACACAGGCTACGGCTTAACGGTCATGACGCCTTCAGGCGATGTTGGATACAGCAGTGAAAGAGTCAATTTCCGCGCGACACAAGCGACAATGGGAGTCATGAGTAAGAACACCTCGGTCGGCCCGTTGACGCAATCGAATATGGCGGGCGTGTATGGATTGTATACAGGTACTAATTTTGTCGAGCGGTTCTTTAATGGCCCGTCAAGTTTCAATCCAAATACAGACAGTATGGCTGAGGAGGGGTATCAGATTAATTGGTATCACAGCCACCTCACATTTAACTATTCCGCTAAAACGATAACCATGTCGGCAGGTGCGTATTACGCCGACCAAACAAACTTTTTTGTGGACAAGGGCGGCTCTTCCACCAGGACGTTAATAACAGGAACGCGATTATGATTAAGGTAGCAATGTGTACGGAGAACGGAGAGGTGGGGTATACGATTTCACCTGCAGTCGACAGCCAGTACACAGACGGTGACACCTATGGTGACTACACAGCGCGGCATATCCCATACGAATCCAATGACGACGATTACATTATCGGCAAGTATTGGGATGGTGGCTGGCAGAGTAAGGGAGATCGTCCCTCCGAATTTCATTTCTGGGTGAGCGGAGCGTGGGTGCTTAGTACCGAAGCCCTGTTCGATAATATTCGTTTAGATCGCGCTAGATTTTTAGCGATGTCTGACTGGACTCAAATGTCTGACGTTACGCTTAACACAGAAGTTAGAGCTGCGTGGGCAACTTATAGGCAGGCGCTGAGAGATGTGCCCGCTAACAATGCTAACGCTACGTCACTAGATGCCGTGTCGTGGCCAAACCAACCGGAGTAATAGATATGCATAAAGGTAAGGGTAAGCAGTGCGTTTTGAACCAACAAGACAAGCCGAAGAAGAAGGCTAAGAAGAAAGGAAAGAAGAGCTATGGGTACTAAGCGTGACTATAAGGAAGAATACAAATACCACAAAACGGATGCGCAGAAGAAGAACCGCGCGGGTCGCAACAAGGCACGTCGGTCAGCGTTAGCTAAAGGTACGGTAAAGAAGGGTGACAAGAAAGACGTCCATCATAAGGACGGTAACCCAAAGAATAACAAGTCTAGCAACGTAGCTGTTGTTAGCCGTAAGAAGAATCGCGGCGTGTACCGTTTCGTATAATCCGAAGCACACTGAGGAGATCGTAGTGAATTGTTGGCATTGTAAAGGCGAATTAATATGGGGCGGGGACCATGACATTGACCCCGAGGAAGAAGATAGCCCGTTTTACATGGTGTCGAATCTTAGCTGCCCAGGATGTGGAGCTTACGTCGAGGTGTATTTACCGGCTGATGAGGCTGCATAAAGGGTATGTGCTTTAGTCATTATTAACAAGATATGGTAACGATTATAATAGCGCCTCAATCAACCAGAGGTAGTTATGATACTGTACGTGATCGGCTTTATACTTGTAGCACTCGGCGCGATAGCCAAGCAAGACCTGTAGGGTGCCTTTGGCACCCGCAGGATTAATCTAAAATAAAATATATAG